CTTGAAGGCGCCACAAATTTACTTGTCGCAGGTGTGAACAAGTTAGAAGTGTCTAAAATCTCGTTGTCGAAATATCCGCCGTATTTCGTTTGGGTTCTTGTCCCTCCTGCCCCATCTTCTCCAAGTGAATAGTCAGTGTTTAAAAGTGTTTCAGTTGTTACCGCTTGAACCCTTGTCGCATCAATAACGTCTTGGTCAACTGTGAAATTAAAAGCAGGGTCGATAGATAGTCCTTTATATTTTACCGCGCCTACTGTTGTACCTCGTAGCCAATCAGATTCTAAAAAATTGCTTTCAACAGTTCGACCGATTTTCTCGAACATTCTAATGATAACATTTCGCAAATACAATTGCGGCCTTGTTGCGTTTCCTGATGTTCCGTTATCATATTTTGCGCCGACGTTCCTTTCAATTATTGGATAAACAACATCTATATTGTCAACGCTCAAACTATTAACTGTGTTTATTCTGAAATCGTTGTAAAGTTCTGAAGCGTTAGTCGTTCCCGTATTATTCAGCGCTTTCCATTCTAATTCGTTCAAATTAACACCACTCAAGTCTTCAACCCAATCGCCATTCCCCCCCGTAAAATTAGCGGAAAACATCCCGTCAACCTCTGATGAATAGATACGAATTAAACCCGTTTCAATTTGATTGCCGTCGACGATGATTCTACATTTGTTTTTTTTCAAGCATTTCAAAGAATTACCAGATGCGTTGACATAGTTAGCACCGAACAAAAGGCGTAAATTGTTCGCAGTTTTTGGGATTTCAAAATCCAAAGAATAAACGCTCTCACGTTTTGCGAAGTCGTTAATGTTCCCGATTCCCTTATTCAATGAAAGAGGAAAGTCACTAAAGGTTTCCAAGTCTAGCGTTCCAAGATAGTTGTTTAAACTATCGATTAATATCAATTGAATTTCGCGCATAAATCAAATTTAGTGATTTCCAATTGTTTTATTGCTAAATATTATAGGTATTTGAATTTGATAAATTCCGTTTATATCTCTGTAATATATCAAAGAATCAGAATCTAACATTGCAGGAAAATAGTTGCCGTCAATTTCAACCGCTACGTTCTTATTTACATAAATACCCTTCAACCATCCAATTGTGTCCTGGCTAACTGAATCGGTGTACAAAATCCATTTTTCTCTATAAACATTGCTATAAAAAGACATCCCAACGTCAGCGGTTGATGGGTTAACGGGTCGCGCTTGTTCGTAGGCTCTTGATTCGGTGTTTATCGACTTGATTTGTTCGCCTTTGAAATAGTAAGCGTCTTGAAATCCAAATTCATTAACCCAATGTAAATGGACATATCGAGCATTACAAATATTATTAACACGCTTCACTTCGCTTCTAATCGTACCACCTACAATATCCGCAACATAGACCAATTTATAAGAAACACCGCTTTCCATTGTGATTCTCACGCCGTTTCGCAGTCCGTAATATTCCGCATTAAACAATCTACTTGTTAATGTTACGTAATCGGTCGCCGTCAAACTTCCTGCACTATCATAACTCTCAACTACTACCCTTTGATCTAGTGACGGCGAAGCAGAAGCACCCGAAAAATCATTTAAACCTAAAAACAAACTATCTCCCTCGACTAACTCCAAAACACTAGGCGAATCAGTAGCAAATTTACTAGTGACCGTCCCAGTACTTCCAAGATAGTAATCGTCAATATCAAAACTATTTACTTGAAAAATATTTCGTGAAATATTAAAGGTTATTGTCGTCGGAATTGAAACAGTTGAAAGCACAGTTCCGTCTTCATCTAGTTCGCTAATTAAACCAGTAACAAAAGGAAGCGGTTGGGCGATTCCTGAACTAGTCGACGCAGTTAAATCCATAAATTCGGTAGTGTACAATTCACGAATTATTGAATTTATTTCAAATAAAAAGGTGTCGGTTGTTCCAATTTCTGGCTGATTAGTCGCTTCAAAAATAACGCCAGACGTTAAACTGCTAGATATTTCTATTTTAACAAATTTGCAACTTGCATCATTTGAAACCGCCGAAAGTATTCTTTTTTCGCTTATAAATCTTTTTCCAATATTAGTTAAAGTTAGCGCCATATTTATTGCATTTTATTGTTAGTTTGTCTAATTATGTTTGATAATATTGTTGTTGTTTGTGTGTCCATTGCTTTGAGTATCTGTTCAGATACGTAAGCCTTTGAATTTTCACTTACAAAACTAATCCATTGCGTTTTTCTTCCATTTTTAGTTTCTACATTTGCCCAACTTCCTTTTGTTGGTGTTCCATCTTGTAATATGCTTTTTTGAACCGCGAACGCCATCCCTTTAACTGCTTTTTCGCCATGCGCAAGACCTTTGTGTTCAATCCATCTTATAAGGTCTTCAACTGGAACAAAATGCGGTCCTGTTCCCGTTTCTAGGTCGATAGCGTAATCAAGACCATAAAAAACAATTTCGAAACCCGTTGAAGTTTCAAGGATTTCGTACCTCAACGACCTCTCTAAATCTCCGCTTGCTTTGTGGTCCTGACCATCAAGTTCTATTTTGAATTGATCAAGTAAAAATTCGCCTATTACTGTTAGCTTTTCCTTCATCTTAATAATTGAATGTCCCCGTTGTACAGTCTAAAGGCGCTAAAACTCGAACCGTTTGATACATCATTGGCATTGCGTGACGGTTGCTATCCATATTCCCGAAAAACCCGTCGTTCTCCCTACCAACGAAAACAATACCGGTATTCCCTTCAAGCATTCTCTTCTGCACCTCGCCCAAATACCTTTCAAATATTTGTTGCATTGCGTCTTGCTTTTCTTGAATTTCAGTTGTTTCGATTTCGCTTTCGTAGTAGTTATCAAAAAAGAAAACTTTGATTTTGTATTCTTTTTTTATCGCCTTATATCCTGACCCTTGCCTTGCTTCTTGTGTTTTAAAGTCTGGCGTTGAATCGATAAGAATAAAAGGTCGCTCTAGTGTTGGACTAGAAAGCGCGTCGTACGTTTTTCCGTACGTAATTGCGCCGATTGAACTGTAAGCATCTGCAACCTCTTTAAATATCGCGTAAATGTCTTTTATACCTGCCATTTTTTAAATTTATTCCGTTGTTAATATAAGTTGAAAAACCCGAAGAACATCATATGCCCTCGCGTTTCTTACTGCAACCAATCCAAATTCCTCTCGAGTATCAAAAACTCGCTTTTCGGCGATTTTAATTTCAACAATCTCCCAAAACTGCCCTTCTCGAATGATATCCTTTTTGCTTCTAGTTTTAATACCCCCTGAAGCGCCCTTTGAACTTCCTGATTCATCTCGCTCGAATATAAGTGGAAAAAGGCGTTGTATCTCTTTGTCAACAGAATAAAAAAAAACAACGCACTGAAACCAATTAACGCGCTAAGCTGATCGAATTTCTCAATTCGTGAATTGATTGCTTCGTCTGAATTGTCCCCATCAACAGAATAAAGAACTGCAACTAACTGAATTAATGAATCGGCAACATTCGGCGTCAATGTATCTTTGACTTGTCGCGCTAACATTTGCGCCAACTTAAATTGGTTGTAAGTACCATTCCCAAAAAGCATCTTGGCGCCTGAAATTGTTTTAATTTCTTCTATCAATTTGTATTCAACACCTTGAAATTTAAAAGATTTCAAATCAACAACCTCCTCAGGAAAGTAGCAGAATTTCAAAACCTTTTCGAATAACCAATCAATTGAAAGGTCTTGTTCGCTTGATACCGCTAATTTTGTTAATTCTTCTTTTTTAATGTCTGAAAAAAGGCAAACCCAATCAATTTTGAAGTCTAGTAGTTTACTTTCGTCAATATTATTGTTTTCGCCCTTTAAGAATTTAAGAATATCGATATGAGTGTTGTTGCTAAGGTATGAATACGCCTTTCTTAGCTGATATAAGTTGATATCGCTAAATAAATCATAAATCACGCGTTTTTGTCCGTTGTGTAGTTTTAGTTTTATCATTTTGTTAGATTTTTTTTACTAATCCTTTCGAAATTAAGATATTCGCCACGTTTCCGCTCACAAAGTAGGTATTTCCCTCAATTAATGATCCGCTTGATTTAATAACCTCAATTTTGTATTCTTTTTTTTCATCCAATAGCTCGATTTCTTTCTTTTCTACTATTGGCGCTTCTGTTTCAATTGCTTTCTTTCTTGCCATAACTTTAATCTATATTAAATCAAATTTAATAAAAAAAAGCCTACCAACTTAATGATAGGCTTTTCAATTATTGTTTAATAAAATTAAGCAGTTTCTAAAGCAGCTTTATCAGTTGCAAAAGTACCTTTTACGAACGCTGTTCTGTCGTTGTTTTCTACTGCACAAACCGCTCTTAATTCTGCGCGGATTGTTTTGAAGTTCTTCACGAAGTTATCAGCATTGTAACCGATTTCAATTGTCACCCCTTGCTTGTATAAAACAGACGCTTTTGAGAAATCACCTACTAAGTAAGTTCCAGCAGTTACTAAAGTTGTTGGTATGATTTGAACGCCATCCATTGATAAAGACCCTCCAATCATTTGCAATCTTTCGATGTATCTCTTATCTGTTGAACTAACTTTTGCAACTTTCAACTTTGTTACATCTGTTGGGTTCATCATAATCGCAGTTGGCATTGGTTGTTCAGCCAAAGCGATTTGATTCATCGCTACCGATAAAACATCAACTTCGTTCGCGTTATCTACTGCAAGAGCGAAATCTCCAGCGCTGAAAGCAGTTGCAACAGTGTAAATACCGTTTAAGTTTGGCGTTGTTCCAGACCCTGAATAAACTTGAGTTTCTAAAGACTTCAACAATTTAGTCTGTAACTTGTTGTTAATTAACGTTGCAATTCCTTCAACATCGTCTAACATTTCGTCAGTAACTGTAATGTATGCAGTAACTTTCTCAACTTTTTGAGAACCTACGATTAATTCGAAATCGATTTGGTTTTTCGCACCAGCTTCAGCAGTAACACCAGCAGAACCTTCTTCGTTCGCTACATAAACCCACTCGTAAAGATTAGAAGAAATTGTCCCCGTAGAAACTAAGTCTAATAATCTCACTTGTCTTTCTGCAACGTCACCAATTACAGGATTTCTGAATGCTTGTGGAATTTGTCCCGTAGTGTTTCCACTGATAGACATATCACCAACCGCTTTCAAAGTCAACTTTACGTTGTTGTTAGCGCTTGAAGAATTCTTTAAAATCGCTAATTTTTCTCTTTGCTCTGCGATGATTTCTTTCAATCCTTTTGTTGGCTCGTTTTCGCTTCTTGTCATTCTAGCAAGTGCAATTCCTTGAACCTCTAAAGCCTTGTTTAATGCAACCATTTGCTTTTCAATAGAAGCAGACAATTCAGCTTTTAACGCTTCGATGTCCTCTTTTGATGCTTTCATTTCAATCGCTTCGTCAATTCCTTTTTTGATTTCTGCGTTGAACTCGTTAAATAAACCAGCTTGTTTCTCTGCTGATAATTCTGATAAATCGCTGATCCCTTTGTCAGCTAAAAACTTTTTAAAATCCATTTTTCTCTTTTTTAATTGTTGTTTAAAATTTTGCTAATAATTCAATAAATGAAGGCTTTTTGTCTTCTTGAGTGTCTTTTGACGGCTCAAATAGATTATAAGTTTCATTTATATCTTTTACAATGTTATAAATTAATTCTTTATTTTCTAAACTTTTTATGGCTTTTGTTAGGTTTTCAACAATATTCTCCTTATTTGATGCGTCAAAAATACCCGTTAAAGAGTTTGAACCCATCAAAACCGCGCTTGTTTCTCTTAATTTCGCTTCACTAACAACAAAGAAGTAACCTTGTTCAAGCGCCTTTTCAGAATTACCCAACAATGGAAGCACTTTATTAAATAAATCAAATCCGCGTTTGTCGTTTCTGTCGTCAACTGCTAATTCAATTTTGACATATTGCATCCCAACAGAATGTTGATTGATTGCACCCATTCGGTATTTATCAAAAATTCCCTCGTTGTATGCCTTAATAATTTCAACATCGTGAACAAGTGAAGTCGTTTCGCCTTCTTTGTTTATTCCTAAATCTTTCCACGCGATTTTCTGCTCGTAAGATTTTAAGACGTTACCTATTTGCGCACCGATTTCAAACTTATGATCATGAAGAAAGAAAGGATTATTTTCTTGAATTGTTTTGCTGAATACACCATCCAAATGAACATCATCGTGGCTATCCATCCAATTATAAGTGTTGGCAATAATAGAACGCCTAAGAATTTCGTCGGTATCTTCATTTGAATCTGCTTTTGTTACGTTTAAAGCCTTGTTAGTTTGAAAACTAAAACCATCAGCGTTTTTGATGCTCATTTTTTTAAGTTTCAAAATGTTTTCTTTGTCCTTGATTAAGGA